TTCAGTTTCAGTTGTTTCACATCTAAAAACAGTTTTTTTAGTTTCTGTTTTAACAAAATCAAAAGAATTACTCGCACTAGTACCAATTTTAATATCGGTAGTAGTATATTCTCTTGTTCCGTATGATTTAGAACTGTTATAATTTGGCGCATCTACAACGCACCATATTGGATATGATCTCATATTTTCCTCCTTTTTGTAATATACGGTATTGGTTAAATGTGTTTTTGTTGCTCGTGGGTTCGTACGCCCCAGTCTTAGTCTACATCAAATACCCAACACCGTTTCGGTTACTAAAACCTCATCAGTATTACTTATGCGCCTTCTATTTCGTATGTTTTGTGCATTTCCAGTCTACTAATAATAATATGTTCAAAATCACCTTCTGCAATATTAATTACATTTATATTTTCGTAAACATTTAAATCGTCAACCAACTCAACGCCTTCTTTTGTTAATAAATAAAAAAATTCACTCATTAAGGTTGAATGTACTTTTTCACCGTTTACATCTACAAACCAATTATTTAATTTGTGTCCGTTTTTGTTAATTGTTTTAAATACTGTAACTTCACTTAAATTTATTTTTTGCATTTTTTCCTCCTTTGTTGCCGTTTCATACTTTTGTAATCATCAGTTACGGTTACACCGTAAAACGTACATACAGGGGGTTATAATGAATATACAAAATAACCCCACCAATTAAGGAGGAGGAATATTACCTTTACAGGTCAATTAAAAACACTAACAAATGTTAATGTTTCACGTGTTCCGTTTTATTAACTCTCTGGCTTTATTATCGGAAAATACTAGGTGTTGGAAACCTCTGTACAGTACCTATGGATGTTACCTTTTTATTAAATTAAGTCCGGTTTTAATGTTTACCAATAAGTCTATATTTGTTTCCCATTTTTTTAAATTTCTCCCAAACTAACAAATGTTGGGTGGAGTTAAATATCTGTTAATACTTAAAGGTACTGTTAAACGTTACTCAAACGGATTGCCGGTTGGTAGGTGTACCTAGTTTCTTGTTGGCTTGTGGTAGTTGAAACTCTAAAACATTATTCTACCAAGTGGTTAATTCCATATATAGTAAATTAATACTACCCACTAAAGATACTGTACTACCTAATAATACAAATTACAAGAAATAATTAATTAATTAAGTAATTATTTTCATTATAGGTATTAAATAAAAACCAATACCTATTAAATTTCCCGAAAACCTATATATACCGTGTATTTTTATTACTTATATGTAAGGGGAGAGTATATATATTATTATATAATTATAAGGTTATATGGGTGGTATTATGGGTTTAAAAGACGTACTTCTTCCCACACTATAACGTTAAATAAAAGTTTAATAATACCTTATGGGTTGTAATTACAAGGGTTTAAATAATAACCATTACTTATTAGGTTAATTGGTTTATTAGTTTATTATAATATAAGGTTATCTGTAGTTAGTTTATTATAATATTATTAAATACCCATTAACCCCCTTTACGAATCCATTAGTTTGAGGTCGTCCAGTTCACTTATTATTCTCAGAAATAAAGTTCATCTACTACTACCATTACCATACACACACAAATAACCTTATATCAGGGCGAATAACACCCTTTTTCACGTGTTTTCGGCGAATAATGTACATTGGTACTTGTAAACAATTTTGAAAAAGTATTATAATGGAGATGACCCACCCTGCTTTGTAATTACGATATGGACAAAAATAAAAGAGTAAACGAAATACTAAAAACCCTCAAAAAACGGACAGAGGAGAATAAGTTAAATTATTACGAGCCTTACAGGTTTCAAAAAAACTTCCACGAAACCGGATTGGAGGCGAATCAACGTTTATTAATGGCTGCCAACAGGGTTGGTAAAAGTTATGTTGGAGCTATGGAAATGGCTATACACTCTACCGGATTGTACCCTAAATGGTGGAAAGGGAGAAGATTTGATAAACCTATACGGGCTTGGGTTTGTGGAGCGAGTAATGAAACTACACGAGATATTTGTCAAAGGGAGTTATTTGGACAACCTGATAATCCCAATGACAAAGGAAAAGGTAGTATTCCCAAGCATTTATTAGGTGATTTTGTAAGAAAGCCTGGAGTACCAAATGCTTTTTCATCAGTTATGGTTAAACACATTACAGGTGGTTGGTCAAGAATTGCGTTTAAAGCGTATGAAATGGGTGCAGAAAAATTTATGGGAGAGTCTATAGATTTAGTGTGGTTAGACGAAGAACCATCACAAGATATATACTCACAATGTATTACTCGTACCCTAGATAGACAAGGACAAGTTTATTTAACGTTTACGCCTGAATCAGGTATGACAGAAGTAGTACAAAACTTTACATCCAACTTAAAACCTAAACAAGCTCTAATAACAGCTGGTTGGGAAGACGCAAGTCATTTAACAGATGACATGAAAGAACAAATACTTTCAGCGTTACCACCACACGAAAGAGAGTTGAGAAGTAAAGGGATTCCAATGATTGGCTCTGGATTGGTATTTCCTATAGATGAGGATACCCTGACCTGCGACCCGTTCATCATACCCTCGCACTTTCCGAGAATCGCAGGTCTAGATTTTGGTTACGACCACCCTACAGCAGTAGTTTGGGTTGCGTGGGATAGAGATAAGGATATTGTATATGTTTACGATTGTTACCGAGAATCTAAACAAACACCTGATTACCATGCATCACACATAAATAGTCGTGAAGGTAGCCATTTCATACCAATTTCGTGGCCTCATGACGGATATCAACACGATAAAGGGAGTGGTATAACACTTGCAGAACAATACCGTACAGCTCGTGTAAATATGTTACCATTTCATTTTGAGAATCCGCCAGCTTTGGGTGAGAAAAAAGGTGGTAACTCGGTTGAAGCTGGGTTAATGGAAATGTTGACTAGAATGGAACAGGGTAAATTTAGAGTATTTAATACAATGTATGATTGGTTTGAAGAATACAGAATGTATCACAGGAAAGATGGTAAATTGGTTAAATTAAAAGATGATTTAATGGCGGCAACACGTTACGCTGTTATGAGTTTAAGGCATGCAGATGTTGAAACATCTAGATGGCATAAAAAAGGTCGATTAGGCCCTAAAGTAGCAATAGTATAGGAGTATAAAATGGCAACATTAGAAGATTTTAAAAATAAAATAGCTAAAATAAGAGGGAAGACTAAAGATAGGCTCAATAATCTTGAAAATTTAAGAAATTTTTCAGGAGCTATATCTGATAGAGAAAAAAGTTTAATTAAAGAACAAGAAACATTTGTTGGTGGTGGAAAAGCTGACACTAAAGATAAAAGAACAAAATTTAAAAAACTAGCAGATAGTATTTTTTACGATTAAAACAAAGGAATATAATGGCTAAAACCAAAAAAATGAGTAATGATGAACTAGCTTCACGTTTAGAAAGCGAAGTTCAAAATGCAACCGGACACATGAATAGTGAGCTTTCAGGGCAACGTGAAGATTCTATGAAATACTATTTAGGTGAAAAGTTTGGTAACGAAATAGACGGAAGGTCTGAGATTGTTACTACTGATGTAAGAGATACAATAGAGTATATAATGCCATCGTTGATGAGAATATTTACTACACACAACAATGTAGCAGAGTTTGAGCCTGAAGGCCCTGAAGATGTTGAAATGGCGCAACAAGCAACAGACTATGTAAACTATGTTTTTAATAAGCAAAACAACGGTTTCAAAGTTTTATATGATGTGTTTAAAGATGCTTTAATTAGTAAAACAGGTGTTGTTAAACATTTTTGGGAAGAAAAAGTAGAATCTAAAACAGAAACATACACAAATTTAACAGAAATAGAATATCAGGCAATATTAGCCAACGATGATTTAAAAATATTAGAAAAAACAGAAAATTTACAACAAAAAGAAACTCAAGATGAAATGGGTAATGTTATACCTGCTATTTACACCTATGACTGTGTTGTACAACGTATAAAAATTAACGGACAAGTAAAAATATTATCAGTTCCACCTGAAGAATTTTTAATATCTAGAAGGGCAACGAGTATAGAATCTGCACAATTCGTTTGTCATAGAGTAAAAAAATCTGTAACTGATTTAATTTTAGAAGGATATGATGAGAAAGTAATAGAAAACTTACCTACATATAACAGTAGTCAAGCAGAATACGATGAAGAAAGACTAGCAAGATATAGTTATGACGATGATTCTATACCCCCTGACGAAGGCGAAGGAGCAACTAGACAAATATGGTTAGATGAATGTTATACAAGAATAGATTATGATGGAGATGGTATAGCAGAATTAAGAAAAATTACCAAAGGTGGTAATATAATACTAGATAATGTTGAAATAGACATGATTCCTTTTTCAACAATTTGTCCACTCCCTATACCTCATAAATTTTATGGTATGTCTGTAGCAGATACAGTAAAAGATATACAATTAATAAAATCTACAATAATGAGAAACTTGTTAGATAATATGTATTTAACAAATAATGCTAGATACGCTGTATTAGCTGGTCAAGTAGAATTAGATGATTTACTCACATCTAAGCCAGGCGGTATTGTTAGAATGAGAGCTCCAAACGCAGTAACACCCTTACCAACACCTTCTATACAACCATACGCATTCCAGATGGTACAGTATTTAGATAGCGTAAGAGAAGAAAGAAGTGGAGTATCTAAAATGACACAAGGGTTAAACCCTGATGTACTTACTTCTCATGTAACATCAGGAGCTATTTCTGCTGCAACAGAATCTTCTATGCAGAGAATAGAGTTAATTGCTCGTATATTTGCAGAAACAGGTATTAAAGATTTATTTAGAAACATTTATTCGTTAATTCAAAGATATGAAGATAGGGAGAAAGTCTTCTATTTACGAAATAAATTTGTACCAGTAGATGTTTCACGTTGGAAAGAAAAGTTAAATTGTAGTGTAAACGTTGGGATAGGTAGTGGTAGCCAACAAACAAAAATACAATCTATGTCTAGTATTATGACTATAATACAAAGTCTAGTACAACAAGGTGGTATGGGAACGTTAGTATCACCACAAAATATATACAATGCAGTAACAGAATTTATAGAAACTGCTGGTTTTAAAAACGCAGACCAATTTGTTTCTAATCCTGCTAATATGCCACCTAAACAACCAAAACCTAGTATAGATGAAAAAATACAAGCGCAAAAATCACAATTAGAAATGCAAAAACTACAACTACAAGCTAAAGAATTAGAAATAGATACACAGTTAAAAGCACAAGAAGTTAGTATTAAGAAACAGGAATCTGAAATTAATTTAGCAATTAAATCACAAGAATTAATGTTGAAAAAACAACAAATGAAAATAAATGAAGCTGAACTGGCTTTGGAAGCAACTCAAAAAAGACCAATAGGAATAGGTAAAACATGAAAATATATAAAGATTTTCCAGTATATGGCGGATTACCACCAAGAGAATACTCAAAAACATTATCAAAAACTATAAAAATGTTAGAAAAAAGAGGAGTATCAGAAAGAAATGCTTTAAAAATCGCTAAAAACAATACTAAAAAGACTTATTTGTTACCATTAGCATGAAAGATTTAAACGAATTAAATATAGAAATAGAGTTAATTAAAAAAGATATTAATGATATAAAAAACAATCACTTACAGCATATTGAAAGAGATATGAGAGATGTAAAGATTGAGGTTTTTAGATTTAAATATGTTGTTTGGGGAGCTTTAGTTATATTTATATTAATGACAGATAAATTTACACAATTACTAAAACTTTTATAGGAGAAACATTATGTGTCCAATGGGAAAAGGAACTTACGGTAGTAAAGTAGGAAGACCAAAGAAAAAAAATAAGAAAAAAGACAAGAAAAAGAAAAAATAATTGAATAACACACAATTACAACAACTTATGTTGAAATATAGAATTTCAGTAAATGAGTTATCTTTATATACCGGTATGAAACATAACGATATTAAGGGATATCTTGCTGGGAGAAAAACGATACCTGATAATTTATCAGATCGAATCAAACAGATAGGAGAAAAAAATGACAACAGATAACAACGAGAAGATAAAGACTGGCGAAGAAGCGCAAAACGTTTTAGAGAGTCCTGTAGTGGTAGGAGCATTTAATCAAATTTTAAATGCAGGTTACCAAGCATGGATTTCTACTGAACCCAGCGATACTAAAACTAGAGAAAGTCTTTATTACCAACAAAGAGCAACGTTGGAGTTTAAGCAAACACTTATATCTACTGTAGATAATGGTAAAATTGCTAAAAACGAAATAAGGGAGGGTAAAAATGAGTAAAGGTACTATACCCACTAAACAAAGTAATGTTGGAGGAATTCCTGTAACTGACCTTTCGTCAGCACAGGCTGCTATTTTAGCTTCACAGAAACCTAAAGAGGAGACATCTAATGAAGTTGAGGTACAAACAGAAGTAGAGGATAATACTTCTGAACAGGTAATGGAAAACACCGAATCAGTTGAGCAAATAGAAGACACACCACAAATGGAAACAAATGAGGCTCTTCTTAATGACAATTTAGTTGAAGATGTACAAACAGAAACTCAAGAGGAACAACCAACTTACACCGTCAATCTAGACGGCAACGAAAGTGAAGTCACCCTCGATGAGTTAAAGAGAGGATATTATAGACACGCTGATTACACTAAAAAAACCATGTCTTTGTCAGACGAGAAAAAAGAACTTAATTCAGAGTTAGATAAAACTCGTTTAGAAAGACAAAATTATTTAAACGCACTTGAGACATACAATTCACAAACGAATGGAGAGTTAAAGGAACTTGAAAGGACTAACTGGACTGACCTTGAGATTAACGACCGCGATACTTTTTTACAAAAAAAAGGTAGATATTTAGAGTTAAAAGAAAATCAAACTAAAGCAGAGTTAGAAAAGAAAGAGTTGTTAGAAAAAACAACTTTGGAAAATCAAACTAAAATGAAAGAGTTGATTAAAGAAAACCAAAGTATTCTTGCAAGAGAATTACCTATTATAAACGACCCTCAAAAAGGCCCTACTATAAAAAGAGCCATTAAAACTTTTGGGTTAAATCAAGGTTTTTCACAACAAGAAATGGATAATATCTTTGATGCAAAAAGTGTTTTAGTTTTATATAAAGCTATGCAGTTTGATAACTTACAAAACACTAAAATATCTAACAAAAAAAGTAAAAATGTACCTAAAGTAACTAAGCCAGGCACTGGCGTTACTCGTGGAGATATTAGTAGCGAGAAAGTAATGAAACAAAAAGCTAGATTAAGAAGAACTGGTAAATTAGATGATGCGGCAGCATTAATAAAAGCTACAATGTCTTAATCTTTAAATTAACTTTAAACACAGAGGTGTAATTAAAAATGGCACAATTAACAAATACATTTGAAACGTATGATGCTGTTGGTAATAGAGAAGATTTGCAGAATATTATTTATAATATTTCTCCAACTGAAACACCATTTATGTCAAGTATAGGAACTGGAACAGCTTCTTTTACTAAACATGAGTGGCAAACAGATTCTTTAGCTGCAGCAACAACTAACGCAGTTGGTGAAGGGGATGATTCTCCATCAGCAGCTTTATCAGCTACTACTCGTGTACTCAACTATACTCAGATTTCACAAAAACCTGTTATGGTATCCGGTACACAATTAGCAGTAGACCACGCTGGTGTAAGTAATGAACTTGCTTACCAAGTAGCAAAAGCTGGAAAAGAACTTAAACGTGATATGGAACTTGCTATGACAGGCAAAGTTGCAGCAGGTGCTGGTTCTGGAAACGCAGCTTCAGCTAGAACATCTAGAGGTTTTGAATCTTGGACTGTAACTAACAACGCGTATGGTTCAGGTGGTGGAAACTCTAGTGGTACTGTTACTGATGGTACACAAAGGGTTTTAACTGAATCTCTTTTAAAAGGTGAGATGAAAAGTTGTTACGACAACGGTGGTGAGCCTAACTTATTGTTAGTTGGTTCTTTTAATAAACAAAAAGTATCAGGTTTTACTGGTAACTCTACTCGTATGGACATGGCAGAAGATAGAAGCTTAGTTGCTACTATTGATGTTTATGTTTCAGACTTTGGTGAAGTTAGAGTAATGGCTGATAGAATTTTAAGAAGTAGTGGTAGAAGTGCATTATTAGTTGAAACTGATATGTTCGCTACACATTTCTTAAGACCTTTTGAAACACAAGAACTAGCAAAAACTGGTGATGCAGACAAACGTAATTTAATCGTTGAATGGACACTAGTTGCTAAGAATGAAGCAAGTTCGTCTACTATAGCAGACTTGACTACATCATAAAATAACTATATATATAGTTTAGAGGTGGCTTTCTTGTTTTGCCACCTCATCCTACGAAGAGAGGTATTCAATTATTATTGAGT